AATGTTAGCTTGGTCTTACAAACATGGGCTTGCTATCCCCGCCAAACAAGGTAAGACAGACTTCGTAGGAGGTCTTTCACGACTACTTAAGGTTGGTTACTCTAAAGATGTACTTAAGCTCGACTTCTCGTCTCTATACCCCTCTATTCAACTCGTACATGATGTATTTCCTGACTGTGATGTGACAGGGGCAATGAAAGGGATGTTAAAGTATTTCCGTGATACTCGTATCAAATACAAAAATTTAGCATCTGAATATAAAAACATTGATAAAAAGAAGTCTGAATCGTATGGTAATAAACAATTACCAATTAAAATTTTTATTAACTCGTTATTTGGTGCTTTGTCCGCTCCTCAAGTTTTTCATTGGGGTGACATGTATATGGGGGAACAAATTACCACAACAGGAAGACAATATTTAAGACAAATGCTTTATTTCTTTATGAAAAAAGGTTATACCCCGTTAGTATGTGATACTGACGGTATGAACTTTTCTTTACCTTTAGGAGGTGTGGAAGATAGGAGATATGTTGGTAAAGGGAATAATTGGTTAGTTGAGAAAGATAAAATTTATACTAGTTATAATGCGGATGTTGCAGAATATAACGATATGTTTATGAAAGGGGCTATGGGTCTTGATTGTGATGGGACTTGGGTTTCTTGTATTAATTTGGCAAGAAAAAATTATGCAACTATGGAACATAACGGAAAAATAAAATTGACGGGTAATAGTATCAAGTCAAAGAAACTTCCATTATACATTGAGGCGTTTTTGGACAAAGGGGTTAAGATGTTACTTGAAGGAAATGGTAAGGCATTTGTGGAATACTACTATGAATATTTACAAACAATCTTTGATAAGAAAATACCGTTAAGTAAGATTGCTCAAAGAGCTAAGGTTAAGTTATCAATAGAAGACTATAAGAAACGTTTAACAGAAAAAACTAAATCAGGTAACAGCATGAGTCGTATGGCTCATCTTGAACTTGCCATAGCGGCTAATTTAAATGTAAGTTTGGGTGATGTTATTTTGTATGTTAACAACGGACTTAAGGCATCTCATGGTGATGTTCAGAAAAAAGGTGATGGTGTACAAATTAACTGTTATATGTTAGATAAAGATATTTTGGATAATGACCCTAATTTAACAGGTGATTATAATGTTCCAAGAGCAATTACAACTTTTAATAAAAGAATTGAACCATTATTGGTTTGTTTTAAAGATGAGGTTAGAAACGCTTTAATTGTAAATGACCCTGAACAAAGAGGTATTTTCACAACAGCTCAATGTGAATTAATTAACGGATATCCTTTAGGTGATGGAGACCAAGATAGTATTGAGGATTTATTAACATTATCCGATGCCGAACTTAGATATTGGGAAAAAAGAGAATTATCTTCCGATTACATTTATAAATTAGCCGAAGAAGGGTGGGAACAATATATTAAATAAATTTTGTGAATAATCACACTTTTATTATATTTGTTGATATTTATTATTATGGGAAGAAAATTAAAAACAGAAGAAGAAAAAAAAACTAAAGTTTCAGTTGCTTTAGATAGAGAACTTTTAACATACTATCGAGGACTTCATATTAATTTATCGTCGTTAGTTAATAAATTACTTAAAGATTATAGAAAAGATGGAAACAAAAATTTGTAGTAAATGTAATGAAGAAAAAAATATTTGCGAATTTAATAAAGAGAAACGTAATAAATCAGGGTTAAAAAGCGAATGTAAGTTATGTCGAAAATTAATCAAGAAAAAACATTATGATACAAATAAACATAAAATATTAGAAAATAAGAAAAAATATTATTTAAGTAAAAAAGATGTAATTTTAGAAAAAGCAAAAAATTATAACCATAAAAATAATGATAAAATTAAAATTTATAAAAAACATTATTATCAAAATAATAAAAACAAATTTAACGATTATTATAAACTCAATTATCAAATTAATGTATTATACAGAATTGGTAAAATAGTTAGACGAAGAATATATGATTATGTCACGAAAAACACTATTAAAATAGAAAAAACTTTTGATATTGTTGGTTGTTCTTCAGAATTATTAAAAGCACATTTAGAACAAAAATTTATTAAGGGAATGTCTTGGGAAAATCAAGGTGAATGGCACATAGACCATATAATACCATTATCTTCTGCTAAATCTGAAGAAGAAGTATATAAACTTTGTCACTATACAAATCTCCAACCACTATGGGCTCAGGATAATTTAAGTAAAGGTTCTAAAATAATTTAGGAGTTCTTGAGACCGTCGCTCGAGAGAATGTACCAATTACCTGAGCAGAATCTAAATTCAATACAAGAGTATTTGTCGGCAACGATTTCATCGTAGTCTTCATCAATCTTACCTGTATCAGGTTTGATAATAATTTTTGTCATTGATTTTACCACTATGTGGTCGGTTGTTTTAGAATCTAAAATAACTGTAGATTCTGACACATTTCTTACAATGATACACTCTTCACCATTTGTTCTATATTCTTTTTCAGATACAATAGATACTTCTGATGTTTCTAATATTTCCCCATTGATTAATCTTGTAGATGGGATTGTTCTTATAATTGCCATAATGTTAAATTACATATATTTGACGAGGCATTGCTCTGAACTTCATTTGTTTGTTTAAGTTCTCTGCAATTAATGCTTCTCTTTCCATAACTCGCTCAGGTCTTAGTCTTGTTAACCAACCTTCAGCCCCTGTAAGTTCTTCTATTAATTTTGTTTTTTCATCTTTACCTTCGGTCAACAAACTTGTGTAGTCCATGGTTAATTCTGAATCAGGAACTTTCAAGTTTCCACTATATTTTCCTCTAACTCTACCTAATGTTTCTTTAACGTATGCCACGAACCATCTTCTAACCCATTGTTGTGCGGGTACGTTTAAGTCAGACCAAGTAAGTTCTTCCAATGGAACATCATTTGGTGATTTAATTACATCAGGATTATTTTTTAAACAGTCAGCTCTACTGTCAGGTGTTACATCGTAATACCAATACCACACAGCTTTACCAACGTACTGACTATAATTTCCCCAATTAAATTGGTTACCAGGAGCGTTATATAATTGTAAATCTTTTTTACCATCAGGTAATGCTGTGATTCTATAAGTTAAAGAACCGCCAAGAATTCTATTTAAAATGTTTGATTCTTGCATTCTAATTAAATAATCAAACCCTGACATCATAAAATAAGAACCTTGATATCCCATTTGAGCAAATCCCGCTTCACTCGCACCAAGACCTACACCTCCAAATCCACCAATACCACCCATACCAAATGCGGTAATAGGTTGATTACTAAACCACAACACTTCGTTAATTTCACGACCTGCAGGAATTTCGTAGTTTTGTTTGTTTTCTTCAAGAATGATATAATCTTTCTTTAATACCCAAGGACCTTCAGCCTGAAGACCTACAATTTTTGAATATGAATATGAAAATTGTTGTTCAAAATCCATAGTTCTTGTAATCAATGCATTTGCAACAGATTTTTCAGTCATGTTTAAGTTAACCAAGTTAACCCATTGACTATCAATTAACCAATTTAAAATGTATTGTTCATAATCTTGAATAGAAAGTTCCATTAAAGAATCCATCATTTCATCTTCAATTTCAACACTTCTAATTGGGGCTCCCAATAAGTGCTTAACTCTTGTATAAATTTTTGACCTTTCAGGTTCTGGAATAACTGCCATATGTAATAAATATCAATTAGTTTATTATTGTATATTGTACATTAGTGAATCCACAGGAAACACAAAATTACCTTTAACAATTTTTGGTTTTTTGTTAAAAATTAAAACGTTTTTACCTTTTTGAAAAATCATTAAGTCTGTGTTATAAATCTTAACACTTGCGGTTCCCTCTAAAGTAATCCCATCTTTACCAATAGTCATAGTTCTAAATGGTTTAATTTGTCCAGTTAAAACTTCACCGTCTTTTGTTATCTCTAAATCAACACCTTGTATTGCGTCTTTTTTACTACCTAATTCACCAACAACTTCAACCTTGACCTCTTTACCAAAATGTTTCTTAATAATTAATGACGTTATCTCTTCTCTTTTGGAACCAGCTTTATCTTTTTCGGTTAAGGTTCTCAATAAGTTATGAAGAGTTGAACTATCCTTATCAAAGATTCTATATTTGAAGTGGTTTATTGCTTTAATAAATCTTTCAACCTCTTTCTTTTGTTCCATAGGTTTTTTATCCATGAAACTAATTGGTAGTTTACCAGGAATTTTTACAATAACCTGATTCAAATCTTTTAATAAAATACAAAAAGCTGTGTAATTTGTATTTAACTTATTGATAACTGACCTGCCAGGTCCTTCAAGGTCATAAACACCAGGTAATTGGTCGTTGTCAGGTTTTTCAACATAGTTTTCAGGAAATACATCCTTCATTATTTTATTAATGCCATTCATGTAAGTCCATTTAATATCTGAATTTACGTTAAACAACATTCTGTAAAATTCATTTTCAGATTGAGAACACATTTCAGATTTACCTTCACTTAACACTTGTTTCATTTTTGTTGATTCGGTAAGTTTTGTTTCAACTCTCATTTCATACATCTTGGTTACAAAATCCCAATTAACAACTTTCCAAAAGTTTGTAATGTATTCGTCTCTTTTGTTTTTATACTTTAGATAGTAAGCATGTTCCCATAAATCTAATCCGAGTAAAGGAAATCCACCATTTTCAATCACATTCATTAATGGATTGTCTTGGTTTGGGGTAGACATAATTTTTAATGTGTTTCTTGATGTTAACACTAACCACACCCAACCTGAACCGAAACGGTCTTTGGCTTGTTTTTCAAATTCTTTTTTAAAGTTTGTGAAAGTCCCCCACTGTTTGGTTATTTTTTTATAAAGTTCACCATCCAATTTTTTTGGGTCAGGAGTTAACATGTTCCAAAACAATGCGTGGTTAAATGCCCCACCTGCGTTGTTTCTTATTGTCTTATCAAAACGACTTATGGTCTTGATAATTTTTTCTAAATCTAAATCTCCGTATTTCTTTTTAGTTAATGCGTCGTTTAGTTTATCTACATACCCTTTATAATGTTTATTATAATGAAAGTTCATTGTCTCTGGGTCAATAAACTGTTTGAGGGCTGTATAGGAGTAAGGTAATTTTTCTATTCCTATTTTTTTCATTTCGGTAATCAACAACTTTTTTTCTTGGTTAACGTGGTTTTCAAGTATTTGTGTTTCTAGTTGTTGGATTTTCTCTTGTGTTTTTTTCATAAATTTGGATTATCCGTTATATATAAATAATCCGTAGTCGCCTAATTTCGCAGATTATTAATTCTTTGTAGAATTTCTTCTGCGGCGTCTGCTGAGTTTACATTATCACCCATTACAGTTGCTATCACTTGTTTTTTATTATTTAATATATCGTATATTATTGCTTCGACCGTGTTTTCGAAGACAGGATAATAAACCAATACATTATTTTTTTGACCATAACGATAACTTCTATCTTCGGCTTGTGCGTGATCCGAAGGTAAAAATGATAGGTCGTTGAATATTGCTGCTTCACCTGCGGTTAATGTAATTCCTGTTCCTGCAGCCTTTATATTTCCAACAAAAACTTTAATCTTTTCATTTTCTTGGAATTGATCTACACTAAATTGTCTTTGAGATTGTGACATTGAACCATCAAGTTTAACTGCGGTTTTACCAAAATGTTCTACTATTTTATTTAATGAATCGGTAAAATTACAAAAAATGATAACTTTTTTATCTTGCTCAATAATGTTTTCAGCAAGTTCAATCGTTTGTTGTATTTTTTCGTCTGCAATAATTTGTCTGACTTTTGTTAGTTTTGAAAATTGAACCGTTAATGATTTTGATTCTTCAGGGTTTTTATCATACCAATCATAATATTCACCCATCACATCTTCATATGCTTTGGACTTTAATTTCAAATAAACAGGAGTGATAATTTTTTCAGGTAAATCAAGAACATTTTCTTTTAATCTTCTTAATATGGTTCCTGATGTTCTTTCCCTTAGTTCCTCAAGATTTGATGATCCTGTTATATTCCAAACTTTTCTATTTCCAACTTTAAATTGATAACCCGCACAATATCTTATGGCGTAGGCCATCCAGTTTTTACTAACAGGACTATCAACCAAACTCAATAGGTTAAAATAATCCATTGGTCTTGATGTCATTGGTGTTCCTGTTAATAACCATAACCTATCGACTTGTTTAACTATATCATTAATAAGTTTTGTTCGTTGAGCGGTACCATTCTTAATATAATGTGCCTCATCTACAACAACTAAATCAAAATTAGCAGCAAGAACTTGTGAATCATCTTTCTTTTTAGGGTCGTGAAAATTTTTTATGATGTCGTAATTTATTATGACAAAATCGTGCTCAGCTGAAAAGTTTTTACTTTCGGCAATATAGATTGATTTATTGGAATAATTTTCAATTTCGCGTTTCCAATTTATCTTTAATGTTGCAGGGCAGATAATCAATACTTTTTTGGAACTTGATTCTAACGCGGCAATAATTGTGGAGGTGGTTTTACCCAAACCCATATCGTCAGCCAATATAAACTTTTTATTTTCCAAAAGGTTTTGTATTGCTTCTTTTTGATGATCTAATGGAGGTCTATGAGAATACTTTGAATAATCAACCACAACATTTTTAACTGAATTGTCTTTTATGATTGACGCTTTTGGTAACCAAAAATCGTGGAGTTCCTCACTTTCAAAAACTTTACCCCAAATGTGATACGCCTTTTCTTTATCCGCCAATAACTTTTCAACCCAAACTTTTTGTGGTATTTCGGTGTATAGTTTATCGTCTGCTAACTTCTGTGCAAAATAGGCATCAAGAATCACCCACTTCTTGGCAACCTTTGGTTGCTTATCGTGGAACGATATAATGTATTCCGATTGACTCCTTGTCGGGTAGAATTTTTTGTTAATTTTAGATTTACGTTTCAATTCTAAAAGGTAGTTATTACCACCTTCATAACCCTCAAGAATAGTCATCGCTTTTGACTCCAAACTTATTTCCATTCTTTTTAATAAAAGTTTGTCTTAAATATAGTTGAAGTTTGAGTATTTATCAATATATGCAGAAATTAGTTCCAATTACAAGATTAGGTAAGTTCTTTGGCGGAGAAGACTACGCCTTGGACACCAATATGGGTCAAGAGTGGTTAGAAGGTGATATGAACTTCACGGTTGTGTTATATCGTATTGACCGATATAAAACAAAGACTGATAGTGTATATGGTGAAGTTTTAGAAGATGGAATACAATTCTTAGCACCTGTTGAATTAAAAGGCCTTGTTCAGGTTATGGCTCCAACCAATAAATTTTTGGGTAATTCTAGGGTTGGACAACAAGAACCTGGTAATATGAAATTCTCGGTTTATCAAAAACAACTTGATGATTTAGGTGTTGAGATTTTTCAAGGTGATTATCTTGGGTACTACGAGAGCGAAGATAGAGTTAGATATTATTCTGTTAGTGATGATGGATATGTAAGGTCAGATAACAAACATACATATGCGGGTTACAAACCGTTCTATAGAACAATTGTTGCAACATATGTTAGTGAAAACGAATTTAGGGGGATTTAATATAAATAAAAGTAATAAAATATTATAATGCCATTACCAAGAAATATAGTTAAAAAAACATTACCACTTGTTCCAAAAAAAGTTTTATCTGAACGTAGAGAACAACTTTTAGAGTATATTAAAGAGGACGGAACTTATTTACCTAAGTCAGTATTACATGCCGATTTGGATAGGGGTATGTTGGATTTTGTTAAAACAGAACTTGAGGTTGTTACTGCAGGAAAAATTGTACCTATGTTGGATATTATTATTACAACGCAAAATTGGTCACAATATTTAGAAACTTGGAAGTTTGTGGATTTGGATTACAATCCGTCACCACCATTTATTACGGTTGTTAGACAACCTGAAGTTAAATATGGTACAAATCCATCACTTCAATATACAATTCCAAATAGAAAACAATTTTATTATGCATCCGTTCCAACTTGGAATGGTAATGAGCAAGGTATGGACATTTATACAATTCCACAACCTGTTCCTGTTGATATCAAATATAGTGTTAAAATTATTTGTAACAGAATGAGAGAGCTTAATCAACTTAATAAAGTTGTTATGCAAACATTTTCATCAAGACAGGCATATACATTTATTAAGGGTCAATACGTTCCAATTATTTTAGATAATGTTTCAGACGAATCTCAAATGACAATAGAGGCAAGAAAATACTATATTCAGAATTATGACTTTACAATGTTGGGATATCTAATCGATGAGGATGAATTTGAAATTAAACCCGCAATTCAAAGAATAACTCAATTATTTGAAATAGACACCACAACAAGAAGACCAAGAAGAAACAAATATCCTGAAAACCCAAATGAGTTTGAATCTAATTTTTTATTTGTTTCAGGTAATACAACATTAATTGACATGATTGACTTTAGTGCGGACATGTCTCTTGTGGGAACAGATAATGTTGATATATACGATGTCTACATTAATGATGATTATTATGGTAGTGATGTTTCAGTAATTCAAATTACAACTAATGACATTCTAAGGATTGAAGTTACAAAGATTGATAATACTCAAGAATCTAAAATTACTTTTAATAGTAAGTTAATTTAATCCTCTCCGTATATATCTTTCTTCTCTTTACACTTTTCAATAATTAAATTTTCTAAAAACTTATAAATCTTTATTCCACGCTTATCACAGTACTTTTTCAGTATATCATGTGATTCAGGGGATATTTTTATGTTCTTGATTTCTTTCTTTGTTTTCATGGTGAGAAAAAAGGTAGAATTAATTCCTACCGTTTATAAATACTTACCCAAAAGTAAAGTTTTTTCATATAATAATGAATATTTATCTATAAAATAAATCTGTAACAGAATAATTTAATAATGGCAACAGCACAAGCAAATCAAAAAGTATTCGTATCACCAGGCGTTTACACATCTGAAACCGACTTATCATTCGTAGCCCAAAGTGTGGGTGTAACGACTTTAGGTCTTGTTGGAGAAACAATAAAAGGTCCAGCATTCGAACCAGTATTCATAACAAATTATGATGAGTTCCAAGCTTATTTCGGGGGAACAGAACCCGTTAAGTTTTTTAATACTCAAATACCAAAATATGAAGCAGCATATATTGCTAAATCATATTTACAACAATCAAACCAATTGTTTGTTACCAGAGTTTTGGGTTTATCAGGTTATGACGCAGGTCCTTCATGGTCTCTTAGTGTTACCGCCAATGTAGACCCAACGACTATTGGAAACCCATCTGTTGGTGTTCCATTTAGTGCGAACTTCACAGGAAGCTCAACAGGTAATACAGTTACCTTTGTTGGGGGTTCTTTACCTGCCGAAGTTAATGCTAATTTAAATGTACAATATAGATTACAAGACGGTACAACATCAACATTACAAGATGATTTTAATAATTTTTTAGATTCAATCATGGATTTACCATCAACATCTGCAACTACTGCAGTTATATATGGTGCAATTCCTGAAACTGATTATCAAACGTTAACCAGTACATACACTACCGATTATAATCCTTATGGTTGTGAAAATGATTTTGTTCAAAATGACTTAACTGAAGGTGATAACGATTCTTGGTATTATGCAAATTTTGAGTTTGAAAATAATGACTCAACAACAAACAATTATACAGGTTATTCATTCTACTATACAGTATCAAACTTAGTTTCAGGAGCGTCTAACACATTTACAGGTACTATTGTTGGTAACTCATATGCATTTACAGGTACTGCATACACAGAATTTAATAACATGATTGTAGGTACTATTCGTTCAAGAGGTATCTCTTTATTTGAAAATAATAGTGCAAGTGAAAATCACGGACCAGTTTACCAAGTAAGTGGTCTCACAGATTTACAATTAGTGTGTACAGGACAATATTCAGGAATTACAAAATCACCTTACTCAACTTTTTTATTATCAGGTATAACTAAAAATAATGAAACATTCACATTTGAAACTTCATTATTAGCGTCATCTGCAAAGTACATAACTAAAGTATTGGGTGTTGATAATTTTGGTAAATCAAGATTTGAAGTTCCAATTTATGTTGAGGAGGCTTACCAAGCATCATTAAACTATGCTTACAATGAAGGATATATTCGTGGTTTAGCTTGTGGATTAATAGCATTACCTGAAGCTAGAAGTGAGCAGTCAACTTCAATTGCTTACAATTTAGAACAATATCAATCACCTGAAACACCATTTTTAGTTTCAGAATTGAGAGGTAATAAAGTTTACAATTTATTTAAATTTATTTCAATTTCTGATGGTAATTCTGCAAACACCGAAATTAAAGTTTCAATTGCAAACTTATCATATAATAACATGTCATTTGATGTATTAGTTAGAAATTTCTTTGATACAGATTCTAACCCTGTTGTAATTGAAAAATTCACAAATTGTAATATGGATCCAGCAACAAATAACTTTGTAGCTAAAAAAATAGGATCTTCAAATGGTGAATTTGCGTTAATATCAAAATTCATAATGGTGGAAATGGCTGATGAGGCCCCAATTGACGCGTTACCTTGTGGATTCTATGGATATACTCAAAGAGAATATTTAGATTATAATGTTTACCCTTCACCATATCCGAAATATAAAACAAAATACTATTTTCCTGGAGAAGTAATTTATAATCCTCCTTTTGGTACAAATGCGGGCGGTGCTCCAGTTGAATCTGCAGGTGATATTGTTAGAAGAAGTTATTTAGGATTCTCAAGTCAATTTGGTATTGATGAGTCTTTCTTAACATATAAAGGTAAACAAAATCCTTCAAATTGGATTTCAAATCCTTTGGTTGAGGGTCAACGTTGGAATGTTATTAGTAAAGGTTTCCACATGGACTCAGGTGCAACCGTTGTTACAATTGGAATCTCGTCAATGTCAAGTGGTGAAACTGCATTTGAGTGTGGTGTTGCTGAATTTAGAAACGACCCTGAAACTCAAGAAAATCCATACTACTTCATCTTCTCAAGAAAATATACTGTATGTTTTGCAGGTGGATTTGACGGATGGGACATTTATAGAGAATGGAGAACTAACCAAGATAGATTCCAAATAGGTGCTGCAGGTTACTTAGCAGGAGCGTCTCCATCTTCAAGATACCCAACAGCAACAGGTGAAGGTATATTTAAAAGAATTGTTATACAAAACAATACTCAAGATTTTGCTAATACAGACTATTACGCTTATTTACTCGGTATTTTAACATTCTCAAATCCTGAATCTACAAACATTAACGTTTTTGCAACAACATCAATTGATTATGTTAATAACTCAAACTTAGTAGAAGAAGCAATTGACATGGTACAATTCTCAAGAGCTGACTCGGTTTATATCGCTACAACTCCTGACTACCAAATGTTTACTCCTGACTCAACAAATCCTCAAGACATTATCTACTCACAAGAAGCGGTTGATAACTTGGATAACACAGGAATTGATTCTAACTATACCGCAACTTACTATCCTTGGATTTTAACAAGAGACACAGTAAATAATACACAAATTTACTTACCACCAACTGGTGAGGTTTGTAGAAACTTAGCATTGACAGATAACATTTCATTCCCTTGGTTCGCATCAGCGGGTTACACAAGAGGTCTTGTTAATTCAATCAAAGCTAGACAAAAACTTACACAAACAGATAGAGATACATTGTATCAAGGTAGAATCAACCCAATTGCAACTTTCTCTGATGTTGGAACAGTAATTTGGGGTAATAAAACATTACAAGTTGCGGACACCGCACTTAACAGATTGAACGTAAGAAGATTATTACTTCAAGCTCGTAAGTTAATTTCAGCAGTAGCAATTAGATTATTGTTTGAACAAAATGACCAAGTAGTTAGACAACAATTCTTGGATAGTGTTAACCCTATCTTAGATTCAATCAGAAGAGATAGAGGTTTATACGATTTCCGTGTAACTGTATCTTCAACACCTGAAGATTTAGACGCTAACAGACTTGTAGGTAAAATCTACTTAAAACCAACGAAGGCGTTAGAATTCATCGACATTGAGTTCTTCATCACTCCAACAGGAGCTTCGTTTGAAAATATCTAATAAATTTAACGGGGATACTTCGGTATCCCCTTTAATTGCCAAAGTATGAAAAAACAAATTAAAGAAGGATTTAAAGGAGAAGGGACTCCAGACATGAAATATTATGCGTTTGATTGGGACGATAACATTGTTCATATGCCAACAAAGATAATGTTAAAGACTAAAGACGGTGATGAAATTGGTATGAGTACTGATGACTTTGCGGAATACAGACATGATTTAGGTAAAAAACCTTTTGAATATAAAGGTGAAACTATTGTTGGTTTATCTAACGAAGCTTTTAGAAATTTTAAAACTGCGGGAGACAAAGATTTTTTAATTGATGCTATGAGGGCTAAAGAAGGTCCTGCATTTGGAGACTTTAGAGAAGCAATCAATAACGGTTCAATATTTTCAATTGTTACTGCAAGAGGTCACAAACCCGAAACATTAAAACAAGCCGTTTACAATTACATTGTTAGTGGATATAATGGTATAGACAAAGACCAACTAATTAAAAACCTTAAAAAATATAGGACCTTTGTTGGTGAAGAAGATATGAGTGATGATGATTTAATTAAATCATATTTAGAACTCAATAAATACCATCCAGTTACGTTTGGAGAAGGAAGTGCTGCCAATCCTGAAGAATTAAAAGTTAAAGCGATGGATGAATTTGTTTCCTATATAAAAGGAATTGCTGGCATACTTAATAAAAAAGCATATATAAAAAATGAAATATCTAATAACTTTATTCCAATGGAACCTAGTATAGGATTTTCAGATGATGATATAAGAAACGTAGAAGTAATGAGTAAGCATTTTAAAAATAAACCAGATAATATAGTTAAGACTTATTCTACTGCTGGAGGCATTAAAAAGGAATATAAATAAAGAATAATCTCACAGAAAAAAAAGTAAAGAGAAAAATTTTTTAACAAGACTATATTTATAGATATAAACAACAAAGAAATTAAAAAAAAATAAAATAACATGGCTGATTTATTAATGAAAATGCCGATACCTTACGAACCTAAACGTCAAAATCGTTTTATCCTAAGGTTTCCATCAAGTTTGGGTATTAACGAATGGTTTGTAGAGTCAACGGCTAGACCACACATTACAATTGTTGCAACAGAAATACCGTTCTTAAACACATCTACTTACGTTGCAGGTAGATTCAACTGGCAAACAATTCCAGTTAAGTTTCGTGACCCTATTGGACCATCAGCAGCTCAAGCTCTTATGGAGTGGGTTCGTTTACATGCTGAATCAGTAACAGGTCGTATGGGTTATGCTGCGGGTTACAAAAAAGACATCGACCTTGAAATGTTGGACCCAACAGGAGTTGTTGTTGAGAAATGGATTCTTTATGGAACATTCTTAACTGATGTT